GCCACAGGTGCATGGAAGGTTCACGCTCAGCTTGTTGAGCAGGCAGGAACTGGACAAGTTAAAAACGTTGCAGACCTAGAGAACGACGTTAAGCGTTTTGCTAAGAGTTCCGAACCACGTGGCATTGCTATGGAAGCTTTGTCAGAAGGTTCAGGTAAGCGTCGTGCTATGGCTGCTAACTTCTTGACTGAAGTTTCCAACAAGGGACACGCTGCAATCCTTGGTCCAATTGTAAACACTTACGTTCGTGACCACAACTACCTGATGCTTTACGACCAGGAAATGGAAAAACTACGTGCCTCTGAAGAAGCAGGCATTATTGATCACGAGTCTGCAAAAGCTAAGGCTCACGAAGCAACGACAATTAAGATGTCTAAGTTTGTCCACAACCCACTTGACAAGACGGTTCTTGAACAGAACATGCGTGTTGTTGCTCCGTTTTACTTTGCGCAAAACCAGGCATGGCGTCGTGCTTTAAGAATGTTCCGTGACGACCCAGGTGCTTTTGAAAAGTACATGCGTGTTTGCCTTGCTACAACAAACTTCGTTTCCGTTCAAGCTTCTGGTTCTGGCGGTGGAATTGTTAACGTACCAGGAACTGAGTTTATGGGTGCTTTGGCTGGTCTTGGAACCGGCTTTGGTTCTGACATGCTTGGCAAGCTTTCTATGGGTCTTGCTATTGACCCAGGTTCTGTTTCTTCTATTATCCCTACGGGTAGTGAAGCGGGAATGGGAATCTTGGGCAGCGTAATGCGCCCAGCGGTTGGACCCTTGATTTCTTTGCCACTTAAAGAAGCAAGCAATTGGTTTGGTCTTGCTCACGTTCCATTTGCCAACAAAGTTGTTCAAGGTATTCTTGGACCAATCTCAGCTAACAGCACATTGTTTAGTGAACTTGTACCTTCAACCGTTGCTCGTAACACTATTGACCTTGCTGAAGCAATTCTTAATCAAAACAACTCAAGTTTTGGTTCTGCCAACATTTATGTTATTAACAACGCTGTAGACAACCTTTCTAAGAAGATTTACGGCGATTACTACAACAAACTAATCAAGGCAGGAATGTCCTCATCACAGGCTGCTACATACGCCCGTGCCGCTACGGATCAGAAAGTTGCTCAAGACATGAGTGACCCTAAGTTCCGTGATGAGTTTATGCACCAAGCTCACATGGCTTCTGTATTTCTTTATGCAGTCAAAGCGGTAATTGGATTTGGTGCACCATTTGCTACAAGCGTTCAACAACAGTTTTCAATGAACCCGCAATTCCAACAACTGCTTAACGAAACCAAAAAAGTTAAGCAACCAGATGGAACGTTCAAAGATGTACCTGTTTACACATTTGAGCAAGCTGCTACTGAATTTGCCAACAGGTACCCTAATCACATTTACGACATTGTTTCGCACACAATGAGCAAGGGTTCTTCGTACTCTGAAACAACATCAGCTCTAGATCTATTGCAGAATCACTATTGGATTGCCAAACAGTACCCATACGCTGCAGCATACCTAGTCAACCGCAGTACAGCCTATTCACCACAGGCGTACCAGTTGGAGCTTGCTGCTGGGCTTCGTGCTCGTTACTCACCAGATGAATACTACAACCAACTTCAGATTGCTAACGGTAATGATTTCTATTACAACTGGCTTAAAAAGGAATACCCAACAGAAGTCAATGGACAGCCCGTTGGTGGAAAGATTGGATACGAAAACTACAAGGCTCTTACTAACGCCGCAAAACAATACGGTCGTCTTGAAAACCCAATTTGGTATGCATCGTTTGAAGGTGGAAACAACACGTTCTACAACGAAGGACAAGCCATTCAACAAATGAAAACAATGTTGGCAGACACCAACGTACCTAATTCTGTTTTTGGTGGAACGCAAAACCGTACCATGTACCAAGACCTTATTGATGCGTATGACGTTACTGTTGCCGAATACAAGGGTGCCGGTAGTTCAAAGGTGCAAAGCATTATTGAACAAGGTTGGTACAACGAAATGACCAAAGCTGCTCAAGCTACGGACGCCAATGGCAACCCGCTTATTGCTCCTGCACTTTCTTACTTCATGACATCGGTTCTTAGAAACCTACCAACTAAATAGGAATAACTATGACAAACATAATGGACACATCAACAACAACTCCAGCGGAAGCACCTAAGCCAGCGCCAACGCTACAAGACCTGCAGAAGATATCTCACGATTACCACGTGCCAGTCAGTGAGGACACTCTTAACGGGGTTCTTGCTAGCCACGCCGCTAGCGGTGGTGATGCCGTTAAGTCATTCACTGATTACGTCAAGACAACCGCTCAGGGACTGTACCCAACGTTTGCACCTCAGATTGCCGCTGGTATTCCTACTGCCTATCTTCTAGACCCTTACCGTCAAGTTGGCAAGCAAGTGCTTGGAGAACAGTTTGAACCTAACTTCCAGGGTGACCCAAAGATGCGTGTCGCTCTTGAGGGTTCTCGTGATCCACAAACTGGGCGACCAGTACCTATGACATTAAATGAATGGATGATGCACCTTAAGTCCGAACCTTCGTTTGGTTGGGCGCAGACACCACAAGGACAAGAAGCAATGAATACCGTAAGAACAAAAATTCACGAAGCATTTACGAACGGAGCAATGTAATGGCTGATGTAACACTTCCACCTGGGTCGTCTGCGTGGGGTTCTCCTGCAGAGATAAAGCGTGGTGGGATAACTGCACCACCAAACTCTCAGCTTTATTATGACCCGGTAACAAACAAGGCTGCGTATATTCCGGTAAATAGCGCTATACCCAACGGCGTTGTTATGGTGCCACAAAAGGCAACCATTGGTTCAAACGGACAATACGTTGTAAATGGCAAACAGGTATCACTTCCTGCCACATCAACTTCAACGACCACTGATGAAAAAACCATATCTACACTTACTGCAGCGGGCATTAACCTATCTGGCCCAAACACTTTAATTGGCCAGCCATTTATTTTGCCTAACGCTGAGATACTTCAAGCGGCTGGAGTTTCAGCAAAAGACATCAAGAAGTACGCATTACAACCTTTGAACCTACCAACGATGGGACCAGGAAACCTATCACTTAGTTCCTCTGGCTCTTTGATGGCAGGTATTCTTAACCTTCCTTCATCAATTCAAAAAGTTGTTATGGACAAACTTGGTCTTAACAACACTTCTTTAGGTAAAACGCTTGCCGAACGTGTAAAAACAATGATGCCGGTTTACAGTTCTGTGGGCGGTCACATTGGTGCAATTACTAATGCACTTCAAACCCAAGTGGCACAGACTTCTGCTCTTACGCAGTCAGTTGGTACATTAGAAAATTCTATTCAGGCAGGTAACAATGCCGTTCTTCTTGGGGCAAGAGAATCTGCCAAGTACAGCGCCGAAGCATCTGCGGACGTTAGCTTGACTACATGGGGCATTGACACACCTGAAATGACTAAGTTGGTTCACAACCTTGCTTCTGCTGGTATGGTTTCAACAAACGAAATCCTTGAGAACGTTCGCAATACCAACACCTACAAAGCAGCTTTTCCAGGTCTTGCCGAATACAACTCAAGTCCTGGTGCTATCCACATGACTGAATCTCAATACCAGACTTACACTCAAACAGTTATGAACACGGCTACTCAATTTGGTGCGCCAATGCCAAGCCAGCAGGAAATTGGCAATCTGCTTAAAGGTCACGTTTCAGCCGCTGAATACAACCAGCGTGTCACAGACATCTATTCAGCAGTTTCCAACGCTGATCCAAATGTTAAAAAACTATTGGCTCAAGAATACGGTGTTGACCAAAACCACCTTATGGCTTACTTTGCTGACCCTAAGAAGGCATTGCCAGTTATGCAACGTCAGGTGGCTACGGCAGAAATCCAAGATTACGGTTCAAGAGTGGGTCTAACTGGGCTTACGCAGACAGGTGCTAGTCAGCTCGCAGACATGGCTAAATTGAGTTCTGCGACAGGCAATAACCCATTGGGTGCAGGAGTATCCCAAATCCAGGGAGCCCTTCTAAACGCCTCTAAGGACATGTCCCTAACCCGTGCTACTCCAGGCCAGAATGTGCCTACCCTAGATACCAACGTTCTTATTGGTTCACAGGTGGCAGGATTTGCTGGTACAAACCAGGCTGCTGCGGCTCGAACTGTACAGTTGGCAGAGCAGGCAAAGGCTGCCCCCTTCGAAAGGGGTGGTGGATACGCAGAATCCAACAAGGGAGTAACTGGTCTAGGATACGCAACAACGTAACATTTGAAAAGCGAATGATACAATTTGCATAGGTAGTTGGCCCTATGTGGCCGTAGGTGAGCTAACTATCGACCCCGCTTGGGAGGGCATGACCCAGGTGCGTACAACAATGCTGAAAATTAGCCGCTTTATTAACCTCTGGTAAAGTGCGTACCGCAAGGAGCGATTACATGGCATACGATGATGAATTTGACGAAGTTGAAACTGAAGAGCGTCAACCGCTAGATCCTAATATTAGGAAGCAGTTGCGTGAAGCAGAAAAGGCTCGTAAGGAACTAGAGACTTTGAAGTCTGAACTAGCCGCTCAACAGCGTGAAGTTCAGTTTGCAAAGGCTGGTATTCCAGACTCAGGATTAGGTCAACTATTCCGTAAGGCGTATGATGGAGAGGCTTCATTAGAAGCAATCCGTCAGTCGGCTGAAGAATATGGCATACTCCAAACTGGTGAATCCGAAGCATCATCGAATGATTCTGAACTTGCGGCTCTACGCCGTGCTCAGGGTGCAACTCAGGGAACAACTGGTGCAATGCCAGACCCACAGCAGGAGTACCTAACAGCACTTGCAGAGGCTTCAACTCCAGAAGATGTCATGCGAATCGTCGAAGGTAGTACCGGGCAAAAGCTTGGTATGTATTCTTCACGCGGTGCGTTCTAAGCCTAAAACTTAAAACCCACTAAACAAAGGAGTCTGCCAAATGGCTGACGCATATACAGGTTCTAGTACGCTTGATTTCTCTCAGGCCGCCTATGACCGCATGGCATACTTTGCCCTTCGTCCAGAGCTTTACTTCGATGCAGCAGCTGATGTTCAGCCTACGCACCAAGCAATGCCTGGTTCATCGGTAAAGTTCACAATCGTTAACGACCTAGCAATTCAGGCTGCTGCGTTGACTGAAACAAGCGACGTTTCTACTGTTGCTCTTTCAGACAGCCAGGTTACCCTGACACTTGCTGAGTACGGTAACGCAGTACTTACCACAGCCAAGCTTCGTGGCACATCATACGTGGACATTGACCCAATCGTTGCTAACGTAGTTGGTTACAACGCTGGTGTTTCAATCGACACAATTGCACGTGCTGCACTTGACCAGGGTACAAACGTTCAGTACGCATCAGGACTCGGAGCAACTTCGCTTCAGACTTCTGTTACTACACGTGCCGGAGTAGCCGCTTCAAACACAATCTCATCACTTGACATTCGTGTTGCTCGTGCTCGTCTCCGTTCACAGAACGTTCCAACATTTGGAGGAATGTACGTTGGTTACATTCACCCTGACCTTGTAGCTGACCTTCAGGGTGAGTCTATTTCAGGTTCAAACGTACAGGGATGGCGTGCACCACACGTCTACGCACAGCCA